TTGGAAAAGGCCCAAAGGGTGATTGGGTTGATATTGGTGCTCCAAAGAAAAAGGGCAAGTTCCAAGCCTGTGGTCGTAAGTCTACTAAAACTAGCAAGAGGAAATATCCAAAATGCGTACCAAGAGCCACTGCGAAGCGCATGACCAAAGGTCAGATCAAAAGTGCTGTTGCAAGGAAGAGAGCAAAGGCACAAGGAGTAGGAGGCAAGCCTACGATGGTCAGGACTTTCAAGAAGAGAAAGAAAGCCGTAAGAAGAAGGACTAAGAAGTAATGGCAGTTTCAGGAACATATAACTTTAATCTAGATATAGATGAAGTTATTCAAGAAGCTACAGAGATGATTGGTGGTGAAAATACACTAGGTCATGAACCAGCATCTGCTAGACGCTCTATTAATCTTATGCTTAAAGATTGGCAGAATCGTGGTGTGATGCTTTGGAGTACATCTGTTTCTTCTTTAACTGTAACAGCAAGCACTGCTACATATTCATTAGATAGTTCTACCGTAGATGCTCTTGAAGTTGTTATTAATAGAGATGATACAGATTTACAACTAGAAAGAATTAGCTCAGAAGAATATTTACTTATACCAAATAAAACACAAAAAGGCAGACCTAATCAATATTCTATTCGTAGAGAAAGAGATAATCCTGTTTTACGTGTGTGGCCTCTACCAGATAACTCAACTGATGTTCTTAAATTAGAATTAGTAAAAGAATTACAAGATGTAAATAAATCAGCAGTACAAAATGCTGATGTACCTAAAAGATTTTTACCATGTTTAACAATGGGACTTTCTTATTATATGTCAATAAAACGTCCCGGTGTTCCAGCAGATAGAATACAATTTTTAAAACTTAATTATGAAGAACTTCTTGCAAGAGCTATGCAGGAAGATAGACAAAGAGCCTCTATGCATGTGGTTCCAAGGTTAGGATACATATAATGGCAAGTACTAAAAATGCTTTAGCTATGTGTGACATTTGTGGGTTTGTTTATCCACATCGTCAAATGAGATTAAATAGCTATGGTATGCTAGTATGCCCAGAAGATTATGAAGGACAATACGATTTAAAAAATCATCCACAAAACAAAGTACCTGATGTTAGAGATAATCCTGCAATACTAAATCCAAGACCAGATAATACAGGTAGAAATTTAACATGGGATCAAGCAACAAGCACATATGATTCAACAGAAAAATTTTGGCAGCTAATATGACAGATTTAACAGGAAAACTTATTTCAAATACTTATAAACAGCTTATACTTGTAAGTTCTGCTGTTAGTAATGAAGGTGTAGACACATCTCTTAAACCTATACAAACAGGAGATGGCACTAATACAGCACTTAAAGTAGCAACTAATGCTGTACAAGTTAGTGGTGCTTTAGGAGTTACTGGTTCTGTTTCTCTTGATAATAATCTTCATGTAGATGACAGAGTATGTGCTTCTGCATTTTATGGAGACGGTTCAAATATAACAGGTGTTACTGCAACTATAGCAGGTAATATATCAGTTAGTAATGCTGTAGTGGGTGGTACACTACAAGTATCTAGTACTGCAACTATAGTGGGAGCTACACATTTAAAATCAACTGTTACGGTAGGTGGTGCAGCAAACTTTGGTTCTACAGTTACAGTAGAAGGTAAAGCTGTATTTAAAGATGATGTATCTGTATCAGGGGCAGCTAATTTTGGTAGCACAGTAACTGTAGAAGGCGAAGCTATATTCAATAATAATGTATCTGTAAGCGGTACATTTAATGTAGAAGGTGCAAGCACATTTACATCTAAAGCAACATTTGATAATGATGTATCAGTAAGTGGTAGATTAGATGTGGCTACTTCTGCTTCAGTTGGTGGCACATTTAGAGCTACAGGTAATGCAGGATTTAGTGGAGATACATCTGTTAGTGGTAATCTTAATGTAGGTGGCACTGTTACAATAGCTGGTACAAATATTCAAGCTACTAATGCTAGAGTCTGTGCTTCTGCATTTTATGGTGATGGATCTAATTTAACTAATGTGCAAGCAGAATTAGGTGTTACATCAAATATATCTGTTTCTGGATTTATAAATGCTGGAGGTGCAGTTTCTGTAAGTGGTACGTTTAATGCAGTAGGTTCTTCTACATTTAAAGATGATGTTTCAGTATCAGGTAATCTTAGAATTGGAGGAACTACCACAATAGCAGGAGCAGTTAGTTTAGCTTCTACTCTCAGTGTGGCAGGTGCATCTAATTTTGCAAGCACTGTTACAATAGCAGGAGCTACAAGTTTAGGATCAACTTTAGATGTAACTGGTAATACTTCTATAGGTGGTACTTTTTTAGCAACAGGTAAGGCTGAATTTAAAGACGATGTATCCGTATCAGGTAATGTTAATATTGGCGGCACTACTACTATTGCTGGTGCAGTTAGCCTAGCCTCTACATTAAGTGTGGGTGGTGCAACACATTTAGCATCTACTGTAACTGTAGCTGGAGCAGCTATATTTGAAGATAGTGTATCAGTTTCTGGAAACATAGATGTAGCAGGTAATGTTTCTGTAGGTGGTACATTATTTACTACAGGTAATATTACATTTGATGGTAATGTATCTGTTAGTGGTAATGTTAATATAGGTGGGACAACAACAATAGCTGGAGCTACAAGTCTTGGTTCTACTTTAAATGTAAATAGTAATACTTCCATAGGTGGTACATTAATTACTACTGGTAAAGCTGAGTTTGAAGATGATGTATCTGTTAGTGGTAATAGTAATTTTGGAGGAACAGTAACAGTAGCAGGTGCAGTAAGTCTTGCATCTACTTTAAGTGTAGGTGGTGCAGTACATTTAGGATCTACTGTAACTGTATCAAGTGCAGCTACTTTTAAAAATAATGTAAGTGTAGCTGGTGCTACAGATGTAGCAGGTAATGTTTCTATAGGTGGTACATTATTTACCACAGGTAATACCACATTTGATGGTAATGTATCTGTTAGTGGCAATGTTAATATAGGTGGAACAACAACAATAGGTGGTGCAGTTTCACTTGCTTCTACTTTAAATGTAAATAGTAACACATCTATAGGTGGCACTTTCTTAGCTACAGGCAAAGGAGAATTTGAAGATGACGTATCTGTTAGTGGGGCATTAATTGTAGGAGGTGCTACTCAACTTAATAGTACTGTCACTGTAGCAGGTGCAGCAATTTTTGAAGATGCTGTATCAGTAAGTGGTGCAGTTAATATAGCTGGTAACACATCTGTGGGCGGCACTTTCTTAGCTACAGGTAAAGCAGAGTTTGAAGGCGATGTATCAGTAAGTGGTAAAGTTCATATTAATGGAACAACTGGAACAGAGTTTTTAAATGTTGTTGGTGCAGTAGGTTCATCAGGAGCATCGTCAAACTTTAGTGCTGGGCCAGCAAGAACATTAGTTGATTTTACAGGTAGTCTGGGTAGGGTTGGCACAATTAATGGTACAGGTAGTGCAACACCCCTTACACTTTTAACTTCAAATACAGAGCGTATGCGTATTACTACAGGAGGTGATGTTGGAATAGGAACTGACTCACCAGATGTACCTCTTCATGTGAAAGGTGGAAGTAGTGTAGAATCAGCAATTATAATTGACAGTACAGGCGTTGGTGGTGGACACAAGTACGGTATTCGTCCCGGCTCGCCATCAGTTAGCAATGCACATTTTACTATACATGATGAAACTAATGATGCAACCAGACTAGTTATTACAGATGGTGGACTCGTGCTAATTAACACAACTGCGGCTGTTTCTGGTCAGCAGTTACGAGTTCATGGCAATAATGGCAGTGGGACAATAGGAATTGGAGCGGCTGCTAACTTTAACAGTCAAATACAATTTGGTGATCCAGATTCAAGTTCAAGTGGTCAAATTATATATGCTCACAATGGTGATCAGATGCGGTTTAATGTAAACGGATCTCAACGTGGGCTTATTGATTCTTCTGGACGACTTTTGATGCTAAAGACAGCGGCAGGATTGGCTAATAATGGCTTTGAAACACATCAAAATGCCGCTGGATTCATTGGTACAACAAGCACAAGCGCAGCACTTTATGTTAATAGAGAGGACTCTGATGGGACGCTTGTAGCTTTCAGGCAAGATAACAGTAATGAAGGCAGTATTATCGTGTCTGGCAGTACTGTAACTTACAATGGTGGTCACTTGGGGCGTTGGTCACAAACTGCTGATGGAAACCGCATTGATGGTTTACTTAAAGGCACTGTGATGACCAATCTTGATAAGATGGCTGTGTGGACTAAAGAAGATGGAACAACTAAAAATAACGAACAACTTAATTGCATGGCTGTATCTTCTGTAGAAGGTGACGTAAATGTAGCTG